ATGATTTTGGCCACCGATGAGGCATCCGGATTCTCCCAGCGGGACTACATGCGTGAGCGCTCGCTCCGCCAGTCCGCGCAAGCTCGCGACATCGAAATCCCGTTTCCTCGCGATCTGAAATTGCGGCGACGGCTCGAGCGAAGCATATTCGCGTGGCTCGCCCACTACTTCGCGGGTATCTTCTACAACCCATTCAACGGTCAGCAGAAGCGCATGGTTGAGGCGATTCTGCATGCGGCCAAGCATGGCGGAGATCAGTCAATCGCGGCGCCGCGAGGCGAGGGCAAGACGGCGATCACCGAATGCGCGATCATCTTTTGTATGCTCACCGGCAAGCTCAAATTCCCGCTGATTGCGGCGGCGACTGGCCCAGACGCGCAGGCCATCCTTGGCAACATCAAGCGACACTTCGAAACAAACGACGAATTGGCCGAGCAGTACCCCGAGGTATGCGAACCGATTCGCGCGCTCGAAGGCGCCAATCAGCGGGCCAACATGCAGACCTGCATGGGCGGTCACCGTACTCGGCTCAAGTGGGGCTTGGACAAGATCACACTCCCCGATGTTCCGCGACTCAAGCGTGGTCGCGAGTACATTGACAGCAAGTGTCGCGGTTCGGTGCTCGTGACGCGAGGACTCGACAGTGCCATCCGCGGCATTCGCCACGGGAGCCTGCGACCGGATCTTGTGTTGATTGACGATCCCGAGACGCGCGAGAGCGTCGAAAGTGACACGCAGATCGCCAAGCGGATCCGCACGATCGAGCAAGACATCGGCGGACTGGGCGGGCCTGGCCGTCGCATGGGCAGGCTCCTGCTTTGCACCATCATGAACCGCCGAGGCGTGGCCTACCAGTACACCGATCCGCAGCAGCACCCGAGTTGGCGTGGCGTGCGGTATCGATTGCTGGTGCAACACCCGAACCGCGAGGACTTGTGGGGTGAGTATGTCGAACTGCGACGGGCCGGTATGTCTGCGGCGATACAGGCGGATGGTTCGGTGGACGAGGCAATCGCCGCGGCAACTCAGTTTTACGTCGACCGGCGGCGGGACATGGATGCCGGTGCTGTGGTGGCGAATCCCCACCGATTCGACCCTCACCACGAAGCGAGCGCGCTGCAGCACTGCTACAACATTATCGCGGATCAGGGGCAGGACGCGTTTCTCACCGAGTACCAGAACGATCCACCGGAAACAGCCGGGCCACAGGAAAGCGGCATTTATCCCGACCTGGTAGCCTCTCGCGTCTCTGGTTTCGAGCAGGGGGTGGTCCCTCCAGGCTGCCCCCTGCTCACCGGAGCGGCCGACCTCGGCAAGACGGCATTGCACTGGGTAATCGTCGCGTGGTCGAAAGCAGGTAGTGGGAGTGTCATCGACTATGGCGTGCAGGACGTCTGGCCGAAGGACCGGGACAACGAGCAGGCGGTGGAACTGGCTATCCTGCAAGCGCTCCATGGCCTGCGAGATCAACTATTGGCGGCCGATTATCACTATCCCGACGGGGAAACCGTGCCACTCCAGTGCTGCCTGGTCGACAGCGGCCGCTGGGAAAAGGCGGTCTACGAGTTCGTGCGAGCCACCGGCGAGAAGGTGTTTCGCGCGAGCAAGGGAATTGGCGACGAACCGAGCGGTCGGCGGTCGGTTTTCCGCTCTCCGGACACGCAAACGGACAAAAAACGCATCGGCGACCACTGCGTGATGTCCTATCAGGAGGCAGCTCGGCTGTGGCTGGTGGACATGGACACCAACTACTGGAAGGCATGGCTGCATGAACGGTTCATGACTCCGGACACCTCGCCGCAGGGCACGATAACGCTTTTCGGCAACGAAAAACGGCGACATTTCGCGTTTGCCCACCATATTTGCGCCGAAATCGAGGTCGAAGAATTCATTGACGGCAAGGGTCTCAAGCGCTACTGGAAGAAGGTCAACAAGAACAACCACTGGCTGGACTGTGCCTACGCGGCGTGCGTGGCCGCGAGTTTGCACGGCATGAAACTGCTCGCTCCGACGCAGGAAATGGGCCGCCGGCGGCTGCACGGTGCGGCTCATACCATGGGACAACAGCGGTTCATGACTCGGCCTGGCGGCTGGATAAAGGGGATGAGATGAGTGCCAACGCGAACGGTCACAACATGGATGAGGCACGCGAAGCCGGCCGGGTTCCTTCGCGAAAACCGGCCAAAAACCAGTCCACCAAGCCTGTCGTCACGGCAATCGGCCGCAAAGTGACGCCTTCGACTGGTCTGCCGGCAAGTCAGCGCGTCACCTGTCCGCCGTGCAGCAGCTGCCGCAGCGATGAGACTTTCATCTACGCTACACGTCAGATCGCACGCTACGTGAAGTGTCGCCACTGCGGCCATACCTTCTCGATCGGACCACCGGTTTCGCCGGTCGATGACATCGAAACACGATGAAATTTGCTGGTAATCTGGTAATCTGGCAATGACAATACGCCGTCCGCCATTCTAACCTCCACTCTGGAGGGCCACATGGCGAACTACTCGACTGCTTCTGACAACGCGCAAGACGCGCTCGAAAATGCGGCTGGGGGAATTGTCAAATATGAGATTCGTACGAATGGGCGAACTGTAGAGCGGGTTAATCCTTCTAACGCGCTGGAAACAGCGGCCAAGCTCGAAGGATTGCAACTGCGCCGATCTGGTCGTCCAATCTTTAGTCTCGCCAAATTTAAGAGTCCCCAATGATCGGCGAAGGGATCGACCATTTGGTGAGTTGGTTTGCTCCCGCCCGGGCAGCTCGACGATCCCACGCGCGGAACGTGTATCGGCGCGGCTTCGACGGGGCGAAATCCGACCGCACCAACAGCAACTGGAGGCCAGTGAACAAGTCGGCCGACAGCGAACTGCTGAGCGACGCCAACACCATTCGCGCCCGGGCGAGGGATCTCGTGCGGAACAACGCCTACGCCCGAGGGATCGTGAATGCCCTGGTGCGGAATGTGGTCGGATGCGGGATCGTCCCCCAGGCTCGGATCTCCAACGAGTCTCGAGAGCCAATTGAGGCACTCAACGAGCAATGCGAAGCGCTTTTTGACCGCTGGGCACGTGTTGCCGACGCCTCGGGCCGTCTGACGCTCTGGGAGATTCAGCGGCTGGCCTACCGCGAGGTGATCGAGGCCGGCGAGTGCCTGATCCATTTCACGACGATCGAGGACGACCGCAGCCGGCCGCTCTCGCTGGCCCTGGAGCTGGTTGAGGCCGACCGCCTGGCCGAGGACTACCTGACTATGCGGCGGGCCGGCGTGGCCAGCGGGAACGAACTGCGGCGTGGCGTCGAGGTGGATTCTTTGGGCCGAGTCGTGGCGTACTGGCTCTATCCGGGGCACCCCCAAGACCTGGTCAGCACGTACGTCGCGCCGATTCGCCGGCCTGCGAGCGAGTTCATTCACCTTTACAAGTGCGATCGAATCGGTCAGACGCGCGGCGTTTCCCTGTTCGCGCCGTTGATTTCGTGGCTCAAGAACCTTGGCTACTACGTTGACAACGAGCTGATGGCCAGCGCGGTGGCTAGTTGCTTTACCGCCGCGATCAAGACTTTGGGAGGGCCAGCGGATGGAGGTCTGCTGGCTGCCGACGAGACGTCCGACACGGACGACAATGGGAACACGTTCGAACGTCTCGAGCCCGGCATGGTGGCGAGACTGCTGCCAGGTGAATCCATCGAGGCGATCGATCCGAGCCGGCCGAATTCCGCCGCCGAGCCCTGGATCAACCTGATGCTCCGCTCGATGGCGGTCGGGGCCGGCGTCAGCTATGAGCGGATGGCGAAGGACTACAGCAAGGTCAACTTCTCGTCCGCCCGGGCCAGCGACCTCGAGGATCGCCGAGAGTTTAGGGCCGACCAGGACTGGCTGGGCTACCACCTCGTCAGCCCGGTCTGGCAGCGATTTATCGAAACGGCCGTTCTGGAGGGCAAGCTCCCGATCGGTGCCGACCAGCTCGTGGCGGAGTACGACCGCTATACCGCACACGCCTGTCAGGCCCCGGGTTGGGAATGGGTCGATCCGGTCAAGGAGGCCCGGTCCAGCCAGCTCGCCCTGCAGAGCAACCTCACGACCCTGGCGGACGAACTCGGCCAGCGTGGCCGCGACCTCCTGGACACGCTGCGGCAGCGGGCGAGGGAAAAGCAGCTCGAGAAGGACTTAGGCCTCGCTCCGGAAGTGGACGAGGCCGCCAATCAAACCAACGAGGAATCGAGCGATGCCGAATCGCAAGAGCAAGTTGCCGCCGGATAAGACCGGCGCCGAATTGGCTTATCGGGTCGGCCGAGCCGATCAGCCGGCCGCAAAGGACGAACCTTTGCGGCTTGTGCTGGCCAGCGAGAACCCGGTGCGGGTGTTCGACTGGGAGGAATGGGAGATCGTCGACGAGATCCTGCGGATGGACGGCCTGGAGTTTCCCAGCCAGGTGCCGCTCCTCAACAGCCACGACCGCAGCGAGGCACGCAGTGTGATCGGAAGTATCCGCGACCTGGGGGTGGCAGGCGATCGCCTGGAAGGTAGTGCATACTTCGCCAGCAATGACCAGGCCCAGGAGATTCGCCAGCTCTACGAGGAAGGCCACCTGACAGACTTCTCGATCGGCTTCCAGGCCGACGAGGTGATGAAGGTTAAGCGTGGCGAGAAAACAACGATCAAGGGCCGGACCTACACAGGGCCGGTCCGTATCATCACCAAATCGCGAGCCAAGGAAGGATCGGCGGTTGCCATCGGCGCCGACGAGCAGGCCAAGGCTCTTCGTCAATACCCGGCGCTCCGCGCCTATCTTTCTCCTGACTCTTGTTTGAAGGACGTTCAAATGGACGAATTGCGAAACTTCGCGTTGTCCCGCGGAATGCCGGCCGACACTCCCGACGACGGCATTGTGCAGTGGCTGAAAGACAACATGCGGTCCGCGGCGGAAGATCCCCCCGCGCCGCCCGCGCCGCCCGAGCCTCCCAAGGCTTCCGAGAACGAAGACCCCGCGAAGGCCGAGCGGATTCGTGCGACGCGGATCAGTGAGATGTGCGAGCGTGCCAGGCTCAGTCATGCCCAGGCCGCGAGCTACATCAACAGCACGCTTTCCGCTGGCGAAGTGGCGGAAGATATTTTGCGGAAGCAGCAGATCCAACGTAGCGGCCCGTCAACTGGGCCGCATCCGGAGCCCCGCGTTTCCCCGCTCGAGAGCGAAGACGACAAGTTCGCCGATGGGGCCAAAGGCGCACTGATTGATCGCTGCCTGATGGGGATCAGCCTGTCGCGGGCCAAGCAGCACGCCGGAGGCGTCTACGAAAACTACGGCAAAGAGGTCCGGACCAATTACCGCGACACGATTGCCTCGCGGGCCATCGATGACATCGAGAAGCTCGTCACTTCGCCCGTTGCCGACTCGTTCCGCAATCTCGGCACCTACGAACTGGCGCGTGCCTTCGTGGTGCGGGACGCCCGGAGGAGAAGCGGTTTCCACGGGAGTGATGCCACGTTCGGAATGAGCCGTACCCAAGTGGTCAAGGAAGCTCTGCGGCTGGATCTCCTGCAGCGTGATGATCCCGGCTACCACAACACAGGCAGTTTCACGAACCTGCTTCTGGATGCGGCCCGTAAGACCCTCCTGGCAGCGTTCATGGAGGCGGAAGTCACCTATCCGATCTGGACCCGGCAGGCGCCGTCGACGCCGGACTTCAAGACCATCAACCGCATCCGTTTCGGCGAGATTCCCGATCCGACGATCGTCCCCGAAAACGGCGACTACGACCAGGCCGCTGTCGGCGATTCGAAGGAGTCGTACCGCGTCGAAAAGTACGGCAACATCTTCAGCATCTCGCTCGAGGCCATCATCAACGACGACCTGAACGCCATCAGTCGAATCCCGGCGATGCAGGGCGCGGCCATGCGACGGAAGATCAACAAGGTCGTCTACGCGGTCCTGACCGCCAACGCAGCCCTGAGCGACGGCGTAGCCCTCTTCCACGCAACGAGCCACGGCGCAAACCTGGACGCAGCGGCGCTGTCTATCACGGCCCTCAACACCGGCTGGGTTGTGATGGGGACGCAGGCGGGACTCACCAGTGGCGTGATCCTGAACCTGCAGCCCCGCTTCCTGCTCGTGCCTCCGGCCCTGGCGGCGACGGCGCTGCAGCTGGTGGGCTCGCTGGCCGACCCGAGCAATACTGCCGGGACGACCGAGGATGCGACTCGCCCGAACTTCAACAGCGGTACGCTGAACATTTACGGACCGCAAGGTTCTCGTCCGTTGACTCCGGTGGTCGATGCGTGCATTAGCTCCAGCCAGACGGCAACCGCCTGGTACCTGGCTGCCAGCTCAAGCCAGATCGACACGGTCGAGGTGTGCTTCTTGCAGGGCGAGGAAACCCCGTATCTCGAACGTGAGGACGGTTTCTCAGTCGACGCCGTGCGGTACAAGATCCGTCAGACCTTCGGTGCCAAGGCCGTCGATTATCGCGGCCTGTACCAGGGCAATGCCTGAGTGTGACATCAGCTTAGCTGGTGATTTTACGGCCAGTGGCTGTTTTTTAAGGAGAGTCAATCATGACTCGTGTGGGAAAAACGACATTCGTGGATCTGTTCGACCGGCCGCAGGCGCTGACGACCACGCCGGGGGTAAACGGTTGGACGGTTAAGGACACCTCGTCAGCCGGCACGCCGACGTATCTCTGCGGTGGATCTGGTAACGGCATGCAATTGACATGCGACAACACCAGTGAAGCGCAAAACGTCTGCATGTATTTCAACGACGTGCTTCCGTACAACATCCTGAAGATTGACCAGGTGTGGTTTGATATCGCCGTCGCGGGAATCGACGCGGTCTCGACTGTCCTCTTCGGGGTCGGGTCTGCGAGGAACGACGCTGGCGACAGCGTGACTACCAGCGCGTGGTTCCGCATGGAGGGTAGCGCGTCGACGTCGAACCTGCTGTGGGAAACCGACGACAACACGACGAACGATGACGACAACGCCACTGGGACCACGCTGGCCGCGACGGTCAAGCACTGCGTGATTGATTTCTCGCAGGGCATGTCCAATATCCGGTTCCTTGTGGACGGTGCGTTGGTCAGCAGCGGCGCGGCCATGGCGGCCATCACCTCCGCCACGTATGTGCAACCGATCATCCAGGTGCAGAAGGCGTCTGGCACCGGCGTGCCAGCCGTGAATCTGCGGGAGTTCGGCATCCGTTACGCCTGGTCGCATTGACAATCGGTTCAGGGCGACTCGCTACTTTTTGCAGTGTGGCCGGCTGGTGACTCACGACCACCGGCCGGCCTTTTGTGTTCAGGTGACGCGATGACCCTTAAGGACCAGATGAGCGCCGACATGGACCTGATCATGTCGGACAGTGAATTCGCCCAGAGCGTGACGTACCGTGAGCCGGACGGCACGGAGACGCCATGTACGGCTGTGGTGTTCGACCTGGCCACCGAGCCGCGAGACGTGCGGGGGGTCAACACGCTCATCAGCAGCCGAGGATGCACGTTCAAGAAGACGGATGTTCCCGCCATCAATCTTCGGTCGACAGTGCTGCTTGGCGCTGTCGAGTGGGCAATCGACGGGATTCTGTTCGAGGACGATCAGCAGGTGTCCGTAGTGGTCCAGCGGCATGAACTCGTGGAAAACACGCGGCCGAACTATAGGCGACAATGACGACCAGTGCATCAGGACCGATCACGACGACCGAGGAACTGCTGCGGACCACGCTGGCAGCCTGTAAGTATTTCCAGACTTGGGCAGGTGTCGGCAATGCTACAGCAGCGCTGGACCGGATCTACTTGGAGGCACTGCCCCCCAGCGATTGGTTTGCTGATCGATTCGCCTTGGCAAGTCTTGTGAGCCGTCGGCCCTATGCTCACGTCTGGACGGACGAATATCAAGGATACTCGATCACGCGAGTGGCAGCGTTGCGCCAGGTGCAGGACAGTGGCGTACTGCACGTGCGATTCGAGGCCAGCGTGCCCGAAGACATCAAGCACGATTTCGCGGAGGTGGATCGACGATTTAAGAACGCGATCGGGAAGATCATCTGCAGCGGCGACACCGGAAACCCAGGTCTGGTGGAGTTGAATCAGTTGTCCAACTACCTGGCATGGGACACGATCGCAATGACCGGACCCGTGCGGGGGAACGACAACGAGATCCCAGGCATGGGGGACTACCAGGAGTGTGAGCTGGAAATACGCTGGGGCGGCGATATTGCATGATCAAGTACGTGATGGTCAGCCAATTTGGACCAACACCCGGGATTTTGGCCCGCGAGCGAACCAACCTGATCAAGGCTGCCCTGACAGCGGCGGCGGCCAACCACCACGCAAAGTATATGTGGCGGCATTTCAAGCCGGAGGCCTACAGGCGTTACGGCTACACGGAACGGACGGCCGGATACGTGCGCAAGAAACTACGAGTCAAAGGGCATAACCGGCCAATGGTTTGGAGCGGAGAAAGCGAGACGCTGGCGAGGATCCGGGACGTCCGGGCGACTCGCAACCAGGCACGGCTCGTGCAGCACGCTCGCGGGCTCAACCGCCGAAGGCCGACCAGCCTGGTGTACATGAACAAGGAAATCACAGCCGTGGCGCCCCCCGAGGTAAAAGAAGCCGCGAGAGTGGCTGCCAGGACGTTCCTTGCACAGGCCGCACAGATCAAACGAACCACGAAGACCAGCGTCGGTTAGGAGTCAGATATGTCCATCCATACCCTGTACAGCGTCGTTCTCAACGACACCGCGGACGTGACCCTCGGCGGCATCGAATCGCTCAACGTCCGCCCCCAGATCGAGCACATGCTCGAGGCCACCAGTGGCGACGTGTACCCACGACACCAGGCGATCGTGGCCATCAAGCCCGTGGCGGACTTCGCCAGCTACTGCCTGGCCGAATGCCTGGACGCGATCCCGATCACCGGCAAGAGCCTCTCGGCCATGGCGACAGGCCTGGATCTCTACGCCTACAAGCATGATCATGGGGGCGGCAGAGCAGGAGCCGCCAGCCACCGCAAGTACACGATCGCCGACGGGATGATCGTCCCGGACCGGATCTCGTGCGATCACCGCGGCGATGCCCTGATCAGTTTCCGGGTGCTCTCCACTTGGGACGGCACCAACGATCCGGTCATCATCACCGAGGCGCAGTCCGTCCCCACCCAGGGCAACGACGACGAGCGGTTCACGATCGGCAAGTGCACGATCGGCAGCGACGTGATCAGCGACATCCGGTCGTGGGAGCTGGACTTTGGAATCGAGGCGGCGACCGAAGGGGGAGACTCGGATATCTACGACACCCACGTCTCGATCGTCACCGTCAAGCCGGTCCTGACGCTCAGGGGCGTCGATCCCGAATGGCTCAAGAGCGACGTCGTCCCGCTGGTGGGTAAAAGCGTCACGCACGCGACCACGACGATCTACCTCCGCAAGCGGTTGCAGACGGCCGCCGGATTCGTGGCCGACGGGACGGCCGAACACATCAGCATGACGATGGACGGCATGGCCTGGATCGAGGAGGCGTACTCGTCGCGGGGCCGCGCCCCGAACGAATGTGTGCTCAAGGTGGCCGCCAGGTATGACGGCACCAATGCACCGATTGTGATCGATACGACAGCCGCGATTGCGTAAGGCAGCTGACCATGGAATCCAACGGCCTGTACTCTCGCGCGGTGGCAGCCCTGATCCGATGGGACTGCCACACCGACGAGAGTGCCGTGCGGTTCCTGGGCCGCTGCAGCGTGGAGGAAGCCAAGGCGATCGCGGCGGCCGAGAATGTGACCGAGTTCGAGGACGCGGTCAAGACAGCACTGGATCGGATGGAGCGCAACGAAACAAGGTACGCCTGATGTACTTCCAGTATTTCTTCCCCGGCCGAACGAAGATCACCCGCGACGAGCTGGTGCAGCTCGGGCTGGGCTACGCCTTCGAGCTCGAGGCCAACGCCAGGCCGGGGAGCAACCTGGCCCCGAGGACCGTCGTCAACGGACCCGGCGGGCAGAATGGGCTTGTCGTGTCGCTCTCGAGTGAGTGGTGTGGCTATCACGCGCAGCAGCAAGTCTGGAAGCAGGAGGTCGGCGAAGACTATTGGGTCGGCATGTGGACCGAGAAGGCGAAGCGGCCCAACCCGGAGACGGTCGGCCGCGAAAACCTGATCCGCGGCGAGTCGCTGCGGCTGGCCGATGGCCACGCATGGACGCTCCCCAAGGCACGGCACTTCGAAGAACTCGACGGGGAGATCATCCCGATACGCACGCTGCCCGTACGGCTGACGCGCGACGAGGGCGGCAACTGGATTCCCGGTGAGGTGGAGGAGCGATACCGGGAACTCTGGCGGCTGGCCACGGAGCTGATGCAGTCCGTTGCCGAGGGCAGCGACGTATGGTTCTCGGAGCTGGACAACCTGGTGGTCGAGTGTTTCCGGGCGAACTATCGCGTCTCGGCGATCGAGCTGGACCTGCTGGGCATCTACAACGACCACGTCCGCATGCGTGTCCCCAGGATCCTCCTGGACGAAGACAACTTCGACGTGCTTTGGAAAAAAAAACAAACCACCCCCGGTACTGGCAGTTCATCCGATGGGCCAACCGAGTCGCCGCCGGACGCGGTTACGGAGACTACCGGCCCACCTGTAGCGACCTGAAGGCCTTCGCGGCCGGCGTCCACTTGGCCGACCCGGTGGTGATCAACGAATTCCCGATCAAGGTGCAGCGATGAGCAGCGGCGGCGTCGACATCAAATTCACGGCCGAGGAGCAAAACCTGATCAAGGCTCAGGCGAAGGTCATCAAGCAGCAGGAAGAGCTGATCGAGAAATACAAGAAGATGGGGACGGAGGCCAAGAAGGCCAACAAGGACGTTGAGAAGCACACCGCCGACGCCGCCAAGCAGCTCGACCGCTTCGCCAAGGCCACCAAGGACATCAACCGCACGCCGCTCGAAAAGTACGCCGACACGATGCGGCAGCTCAACCAGGCCTTGAAGGCGGGCAAGATCGATCAGGAGACGTTCAACCGCGCGGTGGCCAAGGCCAAGACGGAGTTTCAGTCGGCTGGTCAAGCGGGTCAACGGGCGTTCGGGGCGAGCGCCGCGGGCTCTCTGAAGAACTACGCAATGGGCTTTGCGTCCGTCACCGCGGCGGTCGGCATCTTCCAGAGCGCCATGCAAATGGCACGCGCTGAAACAGACCAGGCGTTGCAGTCGGTCGAGAGGTTGATAGAGACGCGCGGTCAACTGCAGCAGGTCGCCGAGGGGCCTGGAGGCGCCGACGTTCAGGCCATGAATGAGTTCGCGGACAAGCTGTCCATGCGCGGCATGTCGCGGGCCGAGGCGCAGGCGATTATTTTCTCGGCTCGCAGTGAAGGGTTTGCCGGACAGGAGGATCTGGTCGCCAGGCTGATCAGCGCGAACCAGTTCAAGGCGGCCGACATTCGCACACTGGCAGGGCAGGTGCCAACGATCTTTAGCGGCGCTGTCTCGCCAATGGAGGGTATTGTCGGTGGAGCCTACGGCGCGAAGGTGTCGCGGCTCAACGTGACGGAGTTCGCGTCGATGCTTCCCAAGGGCGCGCAGGCTGGGACAATCCTTGGCGGCACGCCCGCCGAAACCATGGCCTTGACGGCCGTGCTCGCTGGCCGCAGCGAACGGTCGATGGAGTACGCGGCCACGCTGGCTGGCCAACTGGCGTTTGGGAAATCGGGCAAAGACTTCACAGGTCTCGGACTGGTTGGCTCTGTGGAAAAGCTCGCTCAGATGCCGGAAAACAAGCGACGGCAACTGCTTGGCACAGGCAAGGAAGCCAACTTGATCTACGAGTGGACACTGAAGGACCTGCCTCGCATTAAGGAAATCAGGGCGAGAACACAGGCAGCCATGGACGACGCGGCCAATTATGTGTCCGGCGTGGAAGGCATGGTATTCGATCCAAGCACCCAGCAGGGTCGGTTGATGATCGGCCGGCGGGAGGCCATCCAGGCTGCCAATCGGCTCGAGATGGGACAGGAGCGGCGGCTGGCCACCGGTGGGTACACCAGGCAGGCGGCCATGGCGCGTATGCGTGAAGACATGGCCGAGCGTGGCGTCAACGCCATATCGCGGTGGAGCTCGACGAAAGCAATGGAGATCGCGGATTCGCTGCGTGCGACGCCGGAGATAACTGCACTGGCCGGACGCGTGGGCGGTGGCGACTTCAATGTCGTTACGCGTGGTCCGTCGGCGCTTATGGAGGCAGCCAAGGATCTCAAGGATGCGGCGCTGTCGCTGATAGGCGCGAGCTCAAGGCAGGATGAGGCGGCCACGGAATTGCGCGACGCGGCGGCCACGCACGGCAACTCAAACCGCCAACGTGCCTCCGCCGCGGTAGCCCCGGAGTGACGCCATGAGCAATTACAGCATCGACCAGTTCAACTTTGAGTTCTGGCAGGGCTCGCCGCCGACCGTGCCCAGCACGAAGATGGTCGTCACCCGCCGGCCCGGGGTGAGCGGCGTGTCGCACCACATTCTGGGCACCTGGGGCGACACGTTCGAGGCCACGCTCACCAGCCACTACGCGAGCCAGATCCTGGCCCTCCAGGCTTACACGCTGATGCTCGCCCTGATCGGCACCGGCGGCAAGTTCCTGAAGTACAACAACCTGAATTTCTCCGGGCTTTACGGAACCGTGTACCACGTGAACAACGTGGAACTGACCAGCCTCCGCAGCGTGCCGCGGCTGATCGGGCCGGGCTACGACTTCACGGGCGGGGCGATTCTCGTGACCAAGTTCACTCTCACACCCCAGAAGGTCTGACAACCATGGCTGCAAGCGATCTGGTAATCACTGCCGCGAACGTGGCGGCTGCCGCGGGTGCGGTGTCCAAGGAGGAGTGGGTGGCTGGCGCCACGATTGCGGCCGGCGACGTCCTCTACATGGACACGGCCAACAGCAACGTGATGAAACTGGCCCAGGCCGACGGCACGGAGCTCGAGGCCACTGTGTACGGAATAGCGCTCAATAGCGCATCTGCGGACCAGCCGGTCCTGGTCGCCCGCTCGGGAGACCTGGATATCGGCGCGGCGCTGACTGTGGCCGCGACCTACATCCTCTCCGACACGGCCGGCAAGCTCTGCCTGATCGCGGATCTGGCCAGCGGCTGGTTCCTGTCGATCGTCGGATTCGGGACGGCCGCCGACAACCTGAAGCTCGGTATCACGAACACCGGCGTCGAGAAGGCATGAGCACGACCACGGTCGATTTCGGTTCGCAGCGTCTGGCGGCCGTCGGCATCCAGCGCGTCTACCTGCGCCAGAAGTGGCAGGACTCGTGGGAGCTCTATCCGGATCTGCACTGCCTCGAGGCCACCTGGTGTCTGTCCCCGTCGATGCCGACTGCCACGCTCCAGTGGGACTACGGCTTCACGACGGGCCTGTCCAGCTTGTACTACGCCCGGGCGGCGAAGCTCGACGTCAACGGCTGGTACGCCAAGGTGATGATGCAGACCGACGTCATCGCCGACACGTGGAACACCTGGTACGGCGTGGTCAACCAGATCGAGGACGAGCACCAGGGCATTGTGACCGTCGGGGGCATTCCGCTTGCGACTGGGCGCCAGACGCTCCACTGCTACGGGCTGGAGAAGCTGCTGGACACGGAGTACCTGAGCGAATCCTGGGTGGACAACGGAGACGAGCAGGCGATCTGCGTGCAGCTGCCAATCGAGTTCAACGCGCGCGGCAAGCCGAACATGAACGACCGGGAGGCACAGCCGTATGCCGGCCACGTTTTCGAGGGCCAGGTGCTCACGCCGGGAGGAACCAACCGGCCGACGGCCGCCTGGTGGAGCACGGTCGACATCTGCGACTATCTGGCCAAGTGGGCCGTCCCCCGGGAATCGTTTCGCACACGCAACAAGCGCATCCCGTTCGCGATGGTCGGCCATGCCTTCTACCTCTCGCCCGCCGACCAGCCGACCCTCGAGCAGGAGGGGCAGACAGTCCTTTCCCTTCTGAACCGGCTGATTGATCGCCGCCGGCTTCGCTCGTTCTATATGACGGTCGACGAGACCAAAACGCCCAACGAGGTGCAGATCGTCGTTGTGCCCTGGAACAAGGACGTGATCAACTTCGGCATCGCGGGAACCTACAACTATCTGGGCAACGCCAACCTCCTGCGGCTCAAGTACGACAAGAACGAGAACACGTCCACCGTCCTGCGGAAGACCAAGGTCAACCGCTACGACCGCGTCGTCGTCCGGGGCGCCCGCCGGACCAGCACGGCTACGTTCCACGTGGCGGCCGCTTACCTGGCCGCGGCCTGGACGACAGCCGAGGAAACCGCCTACGAAGCGGGGGCCAGCGGCGTGACCGGCTACGCCACGTGGGACGACCTGCAGCAGCAGCAGCGGAACGCCGAGGTGCGATCCGCCGACGAGCTGTCGGCCGTTTACTCGTGGTTCAAACTGCCGGACACCTGGAACCTGCAGATCGAGGCCGCCACGGGCAGCAGCGTGAATCCCGTGTTCGTGGATTCCGCCGGCAACAGCGTGCCCCAGTGCATCCACGAAGTGGTCTGGGAGCCGCAGCTGCCCTTCTACGAGCACGTGGACTACAGCGGCGACGCGATCGAGAACGGTGCCGATGAGCCACCGATCCTGGTTTACCGGCAGCCGCTCGTGTGGTTCAAGATCCCCGACACGACGCGCTACATCGCCGGCGACGCGGTCGGCACGCTGGCCGAGGGCAGTGCGGATCAGACGGACGATGGCGGCAACTCCCGCTGGTCGGCGAGGGTCCAAACCCAGACCGACACGCGCACCCTGGAGGTGCATGCCGACGGCGAGAAACAGCACGTGATCGCCGGGGCCAACTTTACCGCACTCACCGAGGATCGAGATCTGGGTGACTTCACCTACTCGTCCAAGGGCATGCTGATCACGGCCACCCTGCGCGACAACCGCTACGCGGAGGGAAAGTACCCGGCCGACGGCTCCCGCGACGGCACGCTGATCGACCAGCAGTTCGGGTACGTGATCTACGCCGGCGACTCGTACCGCCAGGACTACGTCGTGCCTGGCACGGTCGTCGACGTCGATTCGGCCGGCGCGCTGGTGGTCAGCAACGGCGGGTACGTGCGAGACGACACAGACATGCTGGCGGTCTTCGCCCGGATCGCCTACGAGTGGTGGAGTCAGGAGCGGACGATCCTGAGCTTCTCGACCACGCAGCTCACTTCGCTGATCCAGGTTGGCTACCTGATCGAGACCATTGGCGACTCCACGATCGTGGCCAACATCCCGGGCGTGGGCGAGGTGGTCAACGAGCACTATGAAGTGGTCAACACCGTGGTGTCGGAATTGCGGATCACCTGGCCGCGACTCGACGGGAACCAGTTGGCCGCGCCTCGGATGGAGTTCACGACCGGCGCCGGGGAGCTGGACCCGATGACCCTGGCGCCGCCGCGCAGCAAGGCCCGCAGCCGGCGGCAGGCCGCCGTGGAGAAGCACGCATGAGCTTGGTGCCCGATCAACTGCTCTGGCGCCGCGTGGCGGCCCTGGAACGCCAGGTGGCCAGCCTCGAGGCGACCTTGCGCCGGATCTCGAGCACCCGCTCCGTCACGCCGCTGACGGCCAGGCTGTGGCGCGCCACGCTCAACGAGGCGTTCGGGGCCACGACGGCCCACGTGGCGGCCGCGGATCTGTTGACACTCGACGGAGTCGACACCGGCCTTGATATCTCGCTCTACGACCCGCTCGACTCCTACACCGCGATGGTGTCGGACGATCCGCTTTACGTACTCGAACAGATCGACATGGACGGCACGCGACGATTCGTTCCGACCCTGCCGCAAAGCACTGCCAACATGAAACGACTCTGCCGATTCACGCTTGACGCGGCGCTAGCCACCTCCGATGCCAGTAAGGCGGCGACCATCACGACTCAGTATGGGGAGGGCACAAGCCACTCAACGACGGCGATCACGGTCCACAACCTGCTGACACATACCGCGGGCACGTACGTGTTCGAGGGTGACAGCGGGGATGCCGGTTTGGCGTATTTCAACTCCAGCGGGAACTGGGTGATCATCCAGATGGAATGCCCATGATCGGCGAGCTGCTGATGATTCTGTCGCTGGGCTTGCTCGCCGCGCTGGCCTGGTACCCCTGCTGCTGTCGTGGTGCAATCTGCGAATACTGCACAGACGACAGCGAGACGGTCGTGGTGACCATCGACGGATTCACGGACGATTTCTGTAACGTCTGTGATACCGCGTGGAATGGCTCGTACATTACAGACAGGGACAACGATGAGCCGTGTGCATGGGGATACATCAGCCCCAGCGAAAACAA